TTATGGAAATTATTACCTATAAGGCTAATAAAATGGACATCATAAGTGCAAAGCAATACCGAGACGAATGGACTGTAAGTTGGCTTAAGAACCAAGCCAGAGCCGTAGCCGTAGCTTTATTTTTTGAGGAACAAATTAAACAAAACAAAACAACATTCAAATGAGACACGGCAGTTTATTTAGCGGAATAGGTGGCTTTGATCTAGCTGCCGAATGGTGCGGTTGGGAAAACGTATTTCATTGTGAATGGAACCCCTTTGGTCAAAAAGTTTTAAAACATCACTTCCCAAATTCAATATCTTACAATGACATCACAAAAACAGATTTCACTATTCACAGAGGAACAATCGACATCATTAGTGGTGGCTTCCCTTGCCAACCCTACTCAAGTGCAGGAAAGCGACTTGGCAAAGAAGATGAGAGACACCTCTGGCCTCAGATGCTTAGAGCAATTAGGGAAATTCAACCAAGTTGGGTTGTGGGCGAGAACGTTCGCGGACTTACTAATTGGAACGGGGGATTGGTATTCGACGAGGTGCAAACTGAGTTGGAAGCTGAAGGCTACGAAGTCCTCCCGTTTTTACTTCCAGCTTGTGCCATTAACGCACCACACAGAAGAGACAGAATCTGGTTTGTTGCCTACTCCAATGGCTTCAGACAGTCCAGAGAAAAATACGGGAAAATTGAACCAAGACGGATTACAAAAGAGAGCGAGGAATGGATTACTACCGACACCAACAGCGATGGACTCAACGAATGCAACAGTGCATATGAAATCTCCGCAACTGACGGAAGGCTCGATGCACTCAGTAACATTAACGAGAGCAATGGCAATGGGATTATTGCCGACTCCGACATTACAAGAATACACGAACAGCACATTACCCCCATCACAAATAAAGAGAAACAACATACCAGGAGTTCTTTTGAGGCAAGGTGTTTCAGCACATTCCCAACTGAACCCCCTATTTGTGGAGGAGATGATGGGCTTCCCAAAGAATTGGACAACATTACCTTTTCTAAATGGAGAAACGAAAGCATTAAAGCCTACGGAAATGCAATAGTGCCACAAGTAGCTTATCAAATATTTAAAAGTATTTGTCAATATCAAGAACTTTAGTATATTTTTGCTTTATGACTGCAAACGAATTAACCAAAGAAGCTATAAAAACCCTTAATAAAAACGGGTGCTTTGTATGGCGCAATAACAATCTTGCGGTTAGGGGTCGCACCTTCATAGGTTTAAAAGGAGTTCCAGATGTAGTAGGCTTTCACACACAAACAGGAGTAGCGGTTTATTGCGAAACAAAAGCCATTGGAGATAAACTTAGCAGCTACCAAATAGCATTTTTAAACTTAGCAAAAACTGCAAATTGTTTTTGTTACATAGCAACCGAAGATAACGGCAAATTAACCCTAAAAGAATATGAACAAGAATAGCATCATATTAGAACTTTGGGAAAGCCGAGAACTTAAGGAAGCAATAGACAAAATGCAGCCTGAAGATTTACGAGAAGATTTAAGAAGCGAACTATTCAAGGTGCTATGTGAAATGGAAGAGGAGCGGATAATAGATATGCGCACCCGTAATGTTTTAAAGTTTTACTTGGTTCGTACTATGATTAATATGATGCAGAGTAACACGAGCCAATTTTATAGAACATACCGAAAACCTTTAGAGGTTGAATTAATAGTACACGATAGGGACGAGGACTTGCTTAACAAAGTAGAAGACGAACTATCCAAGATGCACTGGTATAAAGCGGAACTATTGCGAGTGTATGCTATTAAGCACAACTGCAACGCTAAAGAACTTAGTAGGGTTACAGGAATACCTTATATGTCAATACATAGGGAACTTAAATTAACTAAACGAGAACTTAAAAAACAATTACGCAAATGATAATTATAGCAGCGATATGCTTTGCAATATTCTTTGTAGAAATACACCAATTTCATAGGAAGTGGAAATTAGATTTTAAGCCTTTTAGTTGCACAAGTTGTTTAGCAGCTTGGACAGGTTTAACTTTATATTTACTTCCTACAATATGTACCGATGTAATAGCGTTCGTATTTATACCAGGAGTGTTAGCACCTTTACTTTCAAAACTAATGTGGAACTTATGGAAATAGAACACCGCAAATTTTTAGATGACCACGTTGGTAATTGGCATACAGTCCAAAATGGTTATGTGCGTAACATTGACTTAGACATCTTAAAAATGTATGAGCATATTTATCGCAAGTATATGAGTGCAGATTTTATCCTAACAGTATGGTGTGGTAATTGTATTTTCGATATGATTAAACGCTTGTATACTTGGTACGAAGAACAACCTAAACCTAAAAATAAAAAAAAGAATGGCTAACTTTATCCACCCTACCGCTATCATTGGTGATAACGTAATTATTGGAGACGGAAATTACATTGGTGCTTATTGTATTATAGGCGACAAAGCCGAGCATAAAAAGTTCTGGCAAAAAGAAAAAGGCAAAGTATACATTGGAGATAACAATGTTATTACAGGACTTGTAACAATAGACGCAGGAACTGAGATTGACACCTTCATTGGTAATAATTGTTTCATAATGAAACACGCACACATTGGACACGACTGCACAATTTTAGACAATGTTACAATAAGCTGCGGTGCAAAAATAGGTGGGCATTCAATTATAGATCAAGGTGCTAATATAGGACTTAACGCAGTTCTGCACCAGTTTGCAAACGTAGGAGAAAATTGTATGATAGGAGCAAGTGCCTTTGTAAAAGGAGATGCAAAACCAAATACTAAATACGCAGGAGTACCGGCAAGGGAAATCGGCTCAAACATAAGATAATGAAAGTAGCTATTTTATTACTTACTCTTAATAGGCAAGATTTAACGCAGCGTGTAATTAACCAAAACTTTTACAATAGCGGTTACAATGCGGACTGCTTCTTAATAGATAACGGAAGCGACACGCACGAAACCTTTAACTACCCGTTTGCAGGTTATGACTTATCAAAAGAAAAACGAGGCATAGCAGCAGGAGTTAATGCAGGACTTAGGCTTACTACAAATTACGATGCAGTTTGTTTATTAGCCAATGACATATTACTGCCTGAGAATTGGTTAGCAAAGTTTGTATTGTTTGCACAAAGAATAGAAAAAACAGGCATAATAGGAATACATTGTGTAGAAGCATTACCGCCAATAGTAGACGGAGTACATAAAGTACATACACCTTATGGAGATAACTTTATTACTCGTGAACTTATAGACACGATAGGTGGTTACAATACCGAGTATGACCCATACGGAATGCAAGATGCAGATTATGGAGAACGTGCAACTATTACAGGCTTTACTAATTACTACCTTCCAGATATGCGCTCAGAACATATAGGACACGATGTCGGCAACGGCACGGAATATAGACGAATGAAAGACGAAAGCTTGGCTAAGGCGCAAAGCATATGGGATAAATATAAAGACATATACCACAACCAAAAAAATATAAGATGCGAATACTTTGTATAACTTCTGCTAATTCAGGTGTCGGCTACCACAGAATTATGATGCCTATTGTTAATATGGAAAAGGACTACGCACTTATTACAGACGTACTTAATGACGAAGTATTAGAACAAGGGTGGGATATTGTTCTAATGAATAGAATGTTAAACGAGATAGATGCAAAGCAGATGGACACTTGGCGCACCAAGTATGGCTTTAAGTTAGTAGTAGACAACGATGATTACTGGGAACTTAGCGAAACACATCTTTTGTATTACCGATACAAGTACAATAACATAGGCAAACAGATTACTGATTACTTAGAGATTGCAGACCTTTGTACCTGTACTCACAATAGGCTAGCAGAAGAGATAACTAAATACAATAAGAACGTTCACATATTACCAAACGCATTACCTTACGGCAAAGAGCAGTTCCAAGATAACAAGAACGAAGATTACAAGGTTAGGTTATTTTGGTCAGGTAGCGGAACGCACGAAAGGGACTTGGAAATACTAAGGCAGCCGTTTAAAAGGCTACAAGGTATGAACATTAAAACTGTTATAGCAGGGTATAACGATGCAGAGAAACCTATTTGGGACAAAATGATTGATAGCTTTACTTGTGGTTTAAAGCTTAACCCTACAATCTATAACTATGCAAAGGTTACGGAGTATATGGGAGCTTATACAGATAGCGATATTTCTATTATCCCGCTTGTAGATAACAAGTTTAACGCTATGAAGTCCAACTTAAAGGTATTAGAAACGGCTTCAAAAAAGAACCCTGCTATTGTTAGTTATGTCAATCCTTACTTAGATATGCCAGTTCACTATGTAAAAAGCCAAAAGGATTGGTACAAACATATCAAAGATTTAGTAAGCGATGCGGATATGCGAAAGGAAAGCGGAGAAAAGCTTTTTGAGTTCTGCCAAAAGAATTATAACTTTGATGGTATAAATTTAGATAGAAAGTATATTTATAATAAACTAATTTCTCATAGTTAAATTTTTTAATTATTAATCAACGGAAAATTTAATGGGGAAGCTATGAGGAAACACACACAAATTTATTTGCAGGGGATGGGTTATAAAACAACGGACTTTATCCCCTGTGAATTGTGTGGAGCACAAGCGGTAGACGTACACCACATAGAAGCGAGGGGAATGGGTGGTTCAAATGATAAAGATACGATTGACAACCTTATGGGGTTATGTAGAAATTGCCATTTAATGTACGGAGACAAAAAACAATATAAAGAGTTTTTAAAAGAAATGCACGAAAATAATTATGGCAAAGATTAAAGAGAACAATAGTAAAACTTCATTTGGCAAACGCAAAAGAGGCTCTGCAAAGAAGTCCTTTAACAAGCATAACCCAAGACCTAAAGCATATAAAGGGCAGGGCAGATGAGAAAGTTAAACGCTATATGGCTACTCCTTACGCACA